CTGGTGACTCCGACGTCCCTGGTATGTGGGAGCAGTGGGAGATTATTGAAAGGTGGTAGAGGATGTTGGATGTGGCGCAAGGTAAAGTCACACCCAACGAAAGTGACACCCTAGTAACCGATCCATACCGTATATACCAACTTAAACACAACTTAATTGATATTAGGAAGCATTAGTATTATTTGAAAGATAGCGCAAAACCAACTATCCATTTCCAAAATTTAGATCATCCCAAACCCCAATTTTATGATTGGTCGGGCGATTCCTTTTATTGGATTACACCTGAAGATTGGCAATATCGTGTAACTCATTCCTATACCTCACGCGTTTCCAAAGATATTAAGGATTATGAGGTAAGAGAAGATGGTATGATAAAGTGGATTGTGTGTGAGCATCATTTTGATTGGGAGAACTACAAGCATGTTCGCGCCCTTATCAATTATTATTATGTATTATATGATGCGCTGAAGGAGAAGTTGAATACATATGGGCGCACTCTTCTTTGGGATTTCGATCGTTATGTATCATTGTGCGGATTTAGTGAGTTGCGACTATTCCTTATTGAATTGAGGAAATAGGGGATGGCGTATGAGGATATTTTAGAAGAAATGTGCGCGAAATATGCGGTTGAGTATTCACCTAACTATCTCGTTTCTATTGTGAGTAATGAGGTGCCAAAGCGCGTTGCACAAGTTGCAAAAATGTTGCGTCTAAAACAAGACACACCAAAAGAACAATGTAAGAAATGTATCCATTGCGGCCAACTATTACCAGCTGATCCAATTTTCTTTAGTAAGAATAATGCACGAAAGGATAAGCTTTCGAGTACATGCAAAGAATGTGATCGCAAAAACCGTATCAAGAGAGGGGTGGTGAATAAGGATGGAGACCTCAGAAAAAAAGACCCGACGCTGTTTAAAGTGTAAGCGCGAACAGCCGCAAGAATTTTTTCAACATACCCCCTCCAAATTTTTTCCGGGCGGCGTCTGCTATATTTGCACTCCATGTCTCGAAGCCATGACTAAGTAGGATAATTTGGGCGAAGTTGATAGGTTGATGAGGTGGCTTGACCTTCCATTCGACCTTAATAAGTGGACGCAACTTTATGCTCAGCATAAGGATCATACTTTAACAGCATATTTCAATCTACTGTATGATGAGCATTATGAACCTTTAAGATGGGCAGATGAAAATGAGAGATGGAGACAGGCACAGCTTGAAGGCACAATTGATGACGAGATTTAGGCGCTAGGAGAAGCTCGTCTTAAAAAATTAAGAAAGATATGGTCTGGTGCCTACAAACCAGAACAACTACTATGGCTTGATAATTTTTATAATAATATTGTTGCTACTCAAAATGTATCGACGCCAATTTTGCAAGAAAAAGCACGTGATTTCTGTGAAATTTAGTTGCATATTAAGGAAGGATTGCGTGCTGGTATGGATGTTAAAAAGTTGATGGATGCAGCAGACAATATTGTTAAGACGTATAACTTTACCGCTGGAAATGCCAAGTCTGCGGCAGACTTCGAGTCAGTTGGAGAGCTTATGGTATATTATGGCAAAAAGGGATGGCATCCAAAATGGCATACAGAGCCTCAAGATTCGATTGACTTCATGATGGAAAATATTTAGAATTACTTAAAGCGCCTTGTGCTTAATGAGGGTAATTTTGCCGAACAGGTTGAAGATAAGAGAGCAAGATATAATATGACTGCACGTCTGGAAGAAATTGAGAATGAAAAAGTAGATTTTGATGAAATGGCAGATATTGATTATGAAGGTAATGATGAACTTGCGGCCGAATTAACGCAAGGAGCTGATATGGATGAGTGAATTTGTAGAAGTAATGACGCGTGATGGAATACCTATTGAGAAAGGTGTGACGTTAACACGTGAATTCCTAGATGCAAATCAAGAATTATTTACGAAATATTTGAATCTTTGGATTCTGTATCCAGACTTATTCTTAGATTGTATATAGTTGGAAGAAGATGCAAAACATTTTCATTTATTGCCTTATTAGAGAATTGCCTTGCGCGCGAGTATGCGTTATCGTTACCATTTCTGGACAGCAACACGTGCTACATCCAAATCTTTCACGGCTTATTTATGCGCCCTAGTCCGTGCGGTTCTATTGCCTAATTCCTCAATAATGATTGCGTCTGAAACAAAGGGCACGGTTATTAATATTGCAAAAGATAAGTTTGCACAATTCTTCCGTCATTGGCCCTTGCTTGAGAAGGAATTGACTACGCGCGCGGATGATGGTAAGACAGGCGTAAAATCTAGTACCAACTACTATGAGTTATATTTTAAAAATGGCAGCCAAATTACAGTTGTTTCTAAAGATACTTCTAGAGGATTGCGCGCAACTGCAGCTATTCTCGAAGAAGCTGCTTTAATTAGCGAAGAGGCTTATACTGAAGTACTATGGCCGCAATTAAATGTTAAGCGCCTAGAACCAGATGGGACTATCAATCCTAATGAGCCTTCTTCTCCATAGACCTTTATTACTACTGCGTCTGATAGAACCGTATATATGTATTAGAGATTGATTGAGATTGCTGTTAATGTTGTATTACGCCCGAACTCCTATTTCTGTTGGGGCCTTTCATATGAAATTCCACTTCATTATGGATTGGTTGATAAGGAGACGATGCTAGATCAACGTTATTCTAATAATGTTAGTGAGGATTCATTCGCGCGCGAAAATCTTTCAATATGGACCGGTAATAGTGCAGATGCGTGGTTAGATTCTCGTAGACTTAATAAACATCGTAGCTTATTGAAGTGTGAGCGGCAAGCAGTTGCATCACCTCAAAGTCCAAATGCATGGTACCTAATTGGATGCGACGTTGGTCGTTATAGCGCGAATACAGCTATTATGGTCATTAAGATATTACCCGGGGCATAGCGTTTCAAGAAAAATGTGGTCTATACTGAGGTTATACATGGCGCTAACTATATTACTGAGCAAGCGCCACGTTTAAAGAAATTGATTGATTTGTATAATCCACGCGAAATTGTAATTGATGGTAACGGACCCGGCATTGGTTTAATGGATGCTATGGTTCTGCCTTCATTTGATGCGCGAACAGGCGAATCTTTTCCAGCATATTTCACCTTTAATGATGAGAATCATTTGCCTCCAGAATTAAAGAAGGAATAGAGTGAGCCAGAACCTCGTTTTAATGCTATTATTTATGATATTAAGGCAGGTGCAAGCAATGAAGATGCTATTAATGCAGCATTTCTTGCCGCAATAAATAATGGATCAACAGCTTTCTTGGCGCATGAAAGAATTGTTAAGGATAAATTAATGCAAACTAAGAAAGGGTAGAAGATGACGGCGTATGATAGACGAGTATTTTTATTACCGTATGAAATGACTTCACGTCTTATGGATGAGCTTAATAATTTAAGATTAAAGCCAACTGGAATTGAGAATAAATATAAAGTTGAAAGAATATCTAAATCAGTAGAGAAGGATAGATTTAGCGCGCTTGAGTATGCTTTATATAGAGTTAAATATTATGAAGATAAAGAAATTTTTAAAAAGAAAAAAAAGAACATTGGTTCTTTTGGCTTCTTCACTCCTAAAAATAGGAGGTGAATTTTATGAGTAAAGATTTTGCTGCAATGTTTAAAAAAGCAAATTATAGGATTGATTATGTTCCTAAAGATTCTCGAGAACGCACCTCTCGTTGGGGCGGACGTAGATATAATGGTGTAATGGATAGAGATTTCACCTTAGAAGAAATTGAAAGTATAATTCGCTCTGGTGAGGTTTCTGCTTTACGAGAATTATCGCGTTATTATTATAGAACTAATGCACGATATCGTAATAATATAGATTTTTTAGCGGCTTTACCATTATATGATACAATAGTAACACCTATTTATGAAAGTGGTAAAGGTTCTAAAGCTTAGATTATTAAAGCCTTTTATAATGCTTGTGCTTTTGTAGAATCACTTGATATTAAAAATACACTTTCTCGTATTACGAGAGAGTGGTTAAAGGCGGGCATATATTATGGTATTTTATAGGAGAATGGCTCTAAGGTTGTAGTATAGGATCTTCCTGCAGAATATTGTCGCACTCGTTTTAAAGATTTTAATAATTTAAATATTTTAGAATTTAATATTTAGTATTTTATTACTAGCTATACTGATGATGGATAGCGTGATGCCGCGATATTGAATTTTCCTGAACCAATTTAGAAGGCTTGGCGCGAATGGAAGGTCGGTCGATTAGCAGACCCTTGGGTTATGGTTCCTGCGAGTGCAGGCGGCGTAACATTTTGTTTTGCTGAAGATAGCACTCCATTACTAGTCGCGGCAATTCCAGAATTAGCAAAATTAAAAGATGCGGTTGGAAGAGAAGAAAAGCGTGATGAAAATGAGTTATATAAATTATTAATTCAACGGATGCCAATAGATTCTGATGGGCATTTAGTATTTGAATTAGATGAAGTCGCTGAAATTCATCAAGGGGTAGCTGGAATGTTACAAGATCTAGATACAGTTGATGTTTTAACTACTTTTGGTGAAACAACTTTAGAAAATTTATAGGATACTTCTGCTGCTTCTTAGGCCAACAATAGATTGGAGAAGTATGCAAATAATGCGTGGGATGCATTAGGCACTAGCGAATTATTATTTAATGCAGAAAATAGCTCTTCTTTAGCATATGTTATTAAGCGTCTAGAGAGTATAATGCGTACTTATCTTAATGGATATGATACTTGGATCCGTTTCTTAATCAATAGTCGTTTTTCTCGTACAGGGTTAACTTTTGATTTTGAAATTCTTCCCACTACTGTATTTAATATTAAAGATTATTAGGGTCAATATTTACAGGGTGCATAGTTTGGTTATTCTAAAATGCGTGCTGGTGTAGCTATGGGTGTCAAACAACGTAATCTAATTAGCATGATTGACTTTGAAAATGAATTTTTAGATCTAGATGAAAAAATGATACCATTACTTTCTTCATACACTCAAAGTGGTGATGAAAATTCTGATAAAAAAAATAATTCTGGAGAAAAAAATAGTAGTACTTCAACATAGGTAAAAGACATAACTAATAAGGGCGGAAGACCAGAATTAGCCGATGAGGATAAATCTGAAAAAACTCAAGCTAATATCGCCGCGATGGGTTAAGGAGGCATAAATTATGAAAAGAGATATTCCAGTTTATTTCGATAATGCTATCATAATGTCACCTGCCATCCCTGTCGTAGAAGGATCTTCTAACTTAAATAGATTAAAAGTAGGCGTCTTTACAAAATATGGCAATCGTAATGGGTCTTATATCACAGATGCGGTAGCTCAAATGATGATTGATGGCGTCGCTAATCGCCCAACTCCGGTTATTGGGTTCTTTGATCCAGAAACTAAATCTTGGTCTGGACATACTGGTCCATCTTTAGCCAATGGGTATGGTTACGTAGAATCTTTTGAGGGTTGGCAACCTTTTACTGATACCGATGGTATTGAGCGTGAATATGCTGTATTTTCAGTGGCATTATTTACAAATTATTTTGATGCGGCAAATTTTGTTGTCGGTCAAAACCAAAGTATGGAGCTTGATATAAACTCAATCGAAGGCGATTGGGCAAATATCGGCGAACAAGAATACTTTGTTTATACGAAAGCTGAAATCATGGGACTATGTATCATTGGTGATCATGAACCATGTTTCTCTGTGTCTTCATTCTTCGCTAAAAATGATGGCACATATAAATCTCAATATGAAAAGTTCTCTTCTCTATTGGCTGATTTGAAGGCTAAGATGGAAGAGGCAGAAAATCAACCAATTAAAGGAGGGGAACATCAAATGGAAAATGAAATGAATCCCGAAGTAAATGAACCCACTCCTGCACAGGAATTCGAGAACGAAGAGCCTGTAAATCAGGAGCCAGAAGCTCCAGCTGCAGATGAATTTGCTGCTGAAGAACCAGTTGCAGAACCAGAGCAGGAACCAGTCGCAGAGGAAGAACCTGCCGCTGAACCTGAAGCTGAAGAACCTGCTGAGGAGCCTGAAGGTACTGAAGGTGAGGAGCCTGCAGAACCTGCTATCGATTTTGAAGCGTAGATTACAGAACTTCAGAATCAATTAACCGAAATGACTACTAATTATGAGAATGCTCAAACTCGTATTGCTGAACTCGAAGCCCAGATAACATCCGCGTCTGAGTTAGAAGCCAGTCTACGTGGGGAAATTGCTACTTATGCAGCAGAGCGTGCTCGTTTAGAAGTAGAAAGAAAAAATGCTTTAATCGATCGTTATGTGAATAATTTAAGTGAAGAAGACATTGTAGAAGTGCGCGAACATTTAGATGAATATTCATATGATGAAATTGAAAGCAAGTTAGCAATTAAATTTGCTAATAAACAAATGGCTGGCAGTGCTGACAACAAAGTAGTTCCACTACCAGAACCCGTTGTTGATGAATTCGCGTTATTTATGCAAAAATATCGCAAGAATTAAGGAGGAATAACTTATGGCACTAAAAAGATTTCCTATTACCAATGTTGTGGGCGATCTAGTTGACCAGCATCGTGATCCCGATGAAAAGCTATATGCCAGCCTTGAACTAAACCAGGTAGCATTCCCAAAGACTGGTATGGTAGTTTCTCAGACCCCTCTAGGAGCCGCTTTTACAAAGTCTGCTCCTTGTGAGAATGGTATGTGGGTCGTAGCTGATAAGGCTGCTGGTGCAATTAATGCTCCTACTGCTGTAGATGCTGCTCCTATTGGTATTGTTTATACTACAGAAAAAGAATATGACCGTGAACATTATGGTCTACAACGCTTTGGCCGCAAGATCGCTGGGGATTATCCTCGTGTTGGTCTATTAGGCGTAGGCGATACTGTAACTACTAACTGCTTACAGTATGATGAAGCAAATTCTGGCGATCATGCTTTCGCTAATTTTGCTGCTCTAGAAGATGCTCTAAATGCTCTAGATGCAACTCATGCACTATACGTTGGTATTGCTGCTAATAGTGCAGTTCCACAGATTTTAAAGAGTGCTCCAGAATCTGGCATTTATGGCAAGATTGTAAAATACTACACTATACCTAACGGCGGAAAGGGCGTTAAGTATCAGATTGTAAGAATTTAATGGAGGTGCGACTTATGAATAAGCTACATATGTTAATGAACGGCGTATTTGGTCGTGCCGTTCCTGCTGAATTTGCAGCAGAAAATTATGATTACGAAGCCGCTCTCCGCGATGAATTAGCAAAGCTAATGACCAAGGACGGCGTTCACTTCAATCGTCATGTCTTCAATCGTAATAAGGAAGACGTATTTGAACTCCTAGAAGAGAATCTACAGGAAGTTCTACCACAGAATGTCAAGAGTGCTCTTGATATGTTTGTTGAAGTAAAGAATTATGCTCAGGGCCAGCGCCCAGAGTTCCGCGTAGTTCGCGGCAAGATTCGTGGTAAGCAGTTCGTAACTCGTGCCACCGAATCTGGTAACTATGAGACTTTCCGTCTAGACCGTGATCGCTTTGATTTATACATCCAGGCTATCGGCGGTGCTGGATATGTTGACTTTGAACGTTATCTAGATGGCCTAGAGTCCATGACTGATATTTACGAAGTCATCCAGGAAGGTATTGTAGATCGTCTATTTGAAATGGTACAGGGCTGCTTACTAAATTCTTGGAACGCTGCTGGTCGTCCAGCTCGTAATAAGGTTGCAACCAACCAGTTCAATCCTACTGCTATGAAGAAGCTCTGTAATACAGTTGCTCCTTATGGCAGCCCAATCATCTACTGCACTCCAGAATTTGCTGCTGAAATGGTTAATGCATTAGTATATAATGTTAATAGTACTACTACAGTAAAGCTATCTGATGTTGATATGCAAGAAATCCGTGATCGTGGCTATATTGGTAAGTTCTATGGTACTCCTGTCGTTGTAATGCCACAGTCTTGGACCGATGAAACCAATACTAAATTACAGTTCAACCCAGCTTTCGCTTATGTACTACCTGCTGGCAAGGAAAAGATTATTAAGATGGCTTTCGAAGGCTCTCCTTACTTCCGTGAGTGGGATGACCATGAGGGCGATAATCAGTTCACTCTACAGGGCTATGTAAAGGTTGGTGTTGGTCTATTTACCACTCCTAACTATTGGGGTATCTATTACAATGCTGCACTATCTCAGGGTAGCGGTTGGGAAACCGAAAACGCAGCTATTGTAGCTAACAATGAAATTACTAACTAATTAGTAATATAATGGGAGGGAGGTAATCCCTCCCTCCCGGATTTTCTTTTCGGAGATAAAAGGAGGAACAATTATGGCTATTACAATTAAAAATATTAGTACAAGTTTAGTTTCATTATATTTTCCAGCTATTCGTTTTAATCGTGAATTAATGCCAGGACGTGAAATTCCAGTCACTGATGAGGAATATGAAGAAATGACTTTTGATACTGGATTTATGTCTCTTGTTAATGGACATTATATTAAGGTTAATGGTTTAGAAGAAGAACAGCAAGTAGAAGTTGTTGAAAATGTATTTGAAGCTTCTGAAATTGAAAAGATGCTAGTGAATAATGACGTAGCTAAGTTTGCAAAGTTTATTCCTACTGCAACTGAAGCAGAAAAGGATAGTGCGGTTACACTAGCAGTAGAGCATAAGATTACTAATGCTGGTATCGTGGCCCTAATTAAAAAATACTGTGGTGTGGATGTAATTCAGGCTATCGCCGCGAAACACGACGCAGAAGAGAAGTGATGACAAATGGCAACACCCTTCTTAAAAGTTTATGACGCTTTTCTCGCACGTATAACTGCCGATGAATGGACGTTGGAAGAAGAGTTAGCTATCGTAGAAAGAGATTGGCAAGAACTTCTCAAAATGGCCATTGCTCGGTTTAAATATCCTCGTGTGAGTTTAGAGTTTGAGGAAGTATCTGCCGCTGATATAGAAGATAGTTCTCCTCAACTTAAAATATATTAGTTCCAAGATGACTTGACTAATGATGAGATTCAGTTACTTGCTTTATATATGAAGCATGAATGGATTAAAAGATGTGTAGCAAGTTGGGAACATATCGGTTAGCTTTATACTTCAAAAGATTTCTCTGCAGCGAACCACCTAGATAAATTAAATGATCTCGAAGCAAATGTTTTGCGCGAGGTCAATGAATAGTAGGATATATATGACAGATCGCGTGGAAAAACCCCTGCTACGATATTTAGATAGTTGGCAGGGAAGCGATAGTATAACAGAAGCGACCTTTGATGGGTATAAGAATAAACTTAAAGGACGCTTATATGGTTTGCTTTGTGAGAGAGAAAAAGATGGAGAATGGGAAAAATTCTTAGATTCAATTATTATTGAATTAATGGGTTTAGGCGCGAATTCGATTAACTGGTGGCCCTTGTTAGGAAAATTAGCGCTTTTACGATATCTCTCATATGAATATTTTAGAAAAAATATCTTTGAGTGTATTAATTTAGTAAGTGGATTGAGTATGCCAGATGAATTATCTTGATGTATATTTTTCCCGTGTAAATCATTTTGGAGAGACGCCAGCCGAACGAATTAAAAATAGTGGGATTGTAGCTTTTGAAAAATGGATGGCGCAATCTCCTTTTACAGTTCTGGATTTATCTGTTGAACGTGGTTATTATTTTAGCGGCATAATTGAAACTAGTAAAGATAAAGAAGAACGTAAATTAATGTATCTCTATGTGGCAAATGATATTCCTATTAAAGTAGGTGATATTCTTACATGGAGACAAGATAATGGAGCCATTGAAAAATGGCTTTTATTATAGCAGATACACAAAGTACATCCAACTTATTAGACATTTCAAATCATTAAATGTAATTTTGAATTGAAATGGATTGATTTTAATGGTTATTTACGGAAATCTTGGGCTTATGCAGTAAGTTCCGTAGATAGTAAAGTTAAGAGTAATTTCAGAATGTGGCATTCTTTAATTTCACCACAGCCAAATAAGTTTGCAGAAGTAATTATGCCTCGCCCTATTTTTGTAGAAAATAGTGAAGATATGGATCGCTTAATGCGTGGTATTACTTTCATTATTGAAAATGAAGGTTGGTAGATTATTGAATGCGATTGGACTAGTGTTGAAGGTATTGCTTATATGTCCTTAACAGAGAGTAAGGTTAATTATTAGTATGATGATAGAGATATAGATGTTGCAGAAACAGATAGATATAAATTTCCAGTATTGCCTATATTATATAGGACTGGAGATACAATTATTCCATAGTTTGAAGCTGATACTTTAAATCAATGGGAAATTGAATTAAGTTCTTCAGATCTAACTGTTGCACATGGTAGTAATTTATAGGATGAGTGGTTTTCTGAGTTAGAAGCGGCAAATCCTGGACAATGTATTATTACTATGAGATTGCGTAATCGTCCTGCAATTACTAAATAGGTAGAAATTACAATTAATGCAAAATTAGATGAATTTGTTGGATATATTGAAGGTCCAGATACTTTAAAACTGGATCGTCAAGATGTATATCGATTAGTTGGAAATACTTCAATTATTATTGACTAGGAGCATCCATTAACTTTTAGTATTAAGAATGATCCAGATGCAAAAAAACCGCCATCAGATTATGGCACTTTGCGCCAAGACGTTGATGATAATAATTAGGTAATTCCTAATCGATATATACTGCATGCAAATGCGAAAAATAAATTAGGAACAATTGTTTTAGTTGCTACTTACAATGGAGTAGAATATACTAAATCAGTTGAAATTGTTCCTCTTTGGTGAGGTGAGTTAAATGCCAGTTCAACAACCAAGTTAGCGCAGGTTTGCCGTAATGGGCACGAACACATTTAATATCGCCAATAAGCTAATGTCAAATTAGCGCTTATGTCGTCTTCTTAAATACTAGGTACGTGATCCTTTTAATAAAGAAAAGTATGAAGATGTAGATGGCGTGACATTATTAAATAAACAGATAATGATTGTGCCTAAAATCTTTGATGATAGTACGGAGAAAACTTCATATATTGTAGCCATATTTTCCAATTTTACTACAAATATCTTAAATCCTGATTTCAAATTATCTACTGTACGCTTTGATGTAGCTTGTCCATACGATGAATGGGTACTTAATGATAAATCATTACGTCCATATCTTATGATGCAAGAGATAGATGATATGTTTAATTAGGCTTAGATGGCGGGT